CTTTATACTACACAAAACATGGGTAGAAAATTATCTGCTGTTATAGCTCTCAATGATGACTTTGAGGGAGGAGTGTTTGAAACATTAGATAGCGATACACCTCGTTCCTACGATCTCCGTAAAGGAGAGATGTTGATGTTTCCTTCGTTTATGTTACATCGAGTAACGCCTGTTACCCGAGGGACTCGTAGATCGCTAGTTGTGTGGGTTGAAGGGCCTAATTTCAAATGAAACCTTTTGACTTTATAAATGCTATCAATTATTCCAAGGAAGACTTGATTGGAGCATCAGATAATCCTGAGCTAGCAGAGAAACTCTATACTCCTTATGTTGTTAACAGAGGTCTTTCATATTTCGCTGATACAGTACTTCTTTGCAACGAAGTCAATATGAGACCTCAAACCGAGAACAAACTGCAATTTGATTTTTTCCTAAATAGTATACGTAAACGCAAAAGATTTAGTAAATGGTATAAGAAAGAACAAAGCAATAGCCTCGATACAATTGTTGAATATTATGGCTATAGTTATGAAAAAGCAAAGCAAGTATTACCATTGTTTACTGAAGACGAATTGAAAAAATTGAAACAAAAATTATTTACAGGTGGCATCGATGGCCGTTGATCTAAACTCCATTGTCGAAATTAAGTTAAAAGAAGATGACGACTTTCTCAAAGTACGTGAAACTTTGACACGTATTGGTATTGCATCAAGAAAAGATATGACACTATATCAGTCATGTCACATTTTACACAAGCAAGGCAAATACTACATTGTTCATTTTAAAGAACTTTTTGCCTTGGATGGTAAGCCAACTAATTTTGACGTAAGTGATGTATCGAGAAGAAATACAATAGCAAATCTCTTAGCAGAGTGGGGTCTCATTGAATTAGTAGATCCACAAAAAAGTTCTGAACCTGTTGCCCCACTAAGCCAGATTAAGGTATTATCTTATGGTGACAAGAATGATTGGAATCTTGTTGCCAAATATAATATTGGCAAAAAGTCAGTATAAATAGAATAGAGATGCGGAATGGTCCGGTCTCGTTTTTAACCTTGCTAAAAAAATAGGAGGTCATTATGACTAATGATATTTTCTTCCCTCGCGCTTCGTTTGTAGGTTTTGATAATCTTTTTAATCAACTCGAACGAGCAACACAACACCAAGTCCAGTACCCGCCTCACAATGTTGTAAAGTATGATGATAATAGCTACGCTATAGAGCTAGCTGTTGCAGGATTCGATATGCAAGATTTGGATATTGAATGCGATAAAAATGTTCTCATCATTAAAGGAGATAAAGGAAAGGACGGATTGGTAGATCGTGAATATGTCCATCGTGGTATTTCGCAAAAGAAGTTTGTTCGTAAATTTACTTTAGCAGAGCGTATTGAGGTCACAGGTGCCGCTTTGATTAGTGGAATACTATCAATACAGCTTGAGCACATTGTGCCCGATGAACTCAAACCACGTAAGATCGAAATCAAAGGTCCTGAACTTTTGGTTGAAAGCTAGTTGATTTTATCAACTGTATGTCAGATAATAAGAGAGTCCTTCGGGGCTCTCTTTTTTTAATTGGAGCTATAATATGAGCAATATTAAACTTATTCGTATGTCGTCTGGTGAAGATGTCGTAGCGGAAGTTATGTTTGAAGATTCAAAAACTTTGCAAGTCACAAATGCTATTGTTGCTATACCAACAGGCAACGGTCAACTTGGATTTGCACCCTGGTCACCGATCTTGAGTAAAGAAGAAAAAACAATCAACGTTGCTAAGCAGTTCGTTGTGTATCAAGCGGAACCCGATAGTTCTGTTGTGGAACAGTACAATGCTATGTTTGGAAATGTTATTGCACCTCAGAAGAAATCAATCATCGTATAATGTCGACATTCTACACAAGCGTAGATAGGCTTGGTAACAATATTCTTTTCTGTGGTTACAAGAACGGAGAAAGAATAAGAAAGCGTATACCATACAAGCCAACCTTCTATGTCTCTACAGATAAGAAGACTGAGTGGAAAACACTTCAAGGAAAACATGTTGACGAACTTAATCCTGGCTCTATGAGAGATTGTCAGGATTTTTTTCGTGAATACAATGAGGTAGAAAACTTTAAAATATATGGTAACAATAATTTTGTTATACAGTTCATATCGGATGCTTTTCTTGACCGTGGCATTGAGTTTGATAGAGACATAATCAACGTAACTACAATTGACATTGAGGTTCAATCTGA